ACAAAAAGAAATAATTTTAAGGATACGATAAACGTCATCATAGCCTGTAATGAGATAGTCTTTGATAAAATTTATGTGTTTCAAAATGAAGATGACCAAAATCAATTAATCTGTACATACAATGTGGAGTATGATGAAGACGCTATACAAGATGTTCCAGACACGATATCTCTACATAGAAAAAAGAATTCAAACACACTTTACACGATTAACGCTTTAAACGATTTAATTCGTGAACTGAATGGTGGTAAACTAGACAAGTCATTTCCAATAGAATGGAACAATTACAGAAATTGTTTATTACTTACAAACGAAACTGGTTTGAATAAAATACCGACGAGAATATATTCAATAGTAGATATAAATACTTGGGAAAAGTAAGCAAAAATAATAACTTTTAGAGAGTATATATTATACTTATAAATGAATCAGTTATACTGATTAACAATTAAAAACTTAACAATTAACTAATGAGGAATAAACAATGGATTTAAACGCAATCAAAAACCGTCTTAATCAACTTCAGACAACATCAAACAGAACATCAAACTTATGGAAACCATCACCTGGTTCACAAGTAGTTAGGATAGTTCCTTACAAATTCAACAAAGACAATCCTTTTATTGAGTTGTACTTTCACTATGATTTAGGTGGAAAGAATTATCTTTCACCAATGTCATTTGGAAGACCAGACCCAATCGAAGAGTTTGCTCAGAAATTGAAAGCAACTGGTTCAAAAGAAGATTATCGTCTTGGTAGAAAAGTAGAAGCCAAAATGAGAACTTATGCACCAGTAGTTGTTCGTGGAGAAGAAAATCAAGGTGTTAAATTTTGGGGATTCGGTAAAACAGTTTATCAAGAACTATTATCAATAATCGCTGACCCAGACTATGGTGATATCACAGACCCAGTTAGTGGACGTGACGTTGTTGTAGAATTCAAAACAGCCGAAGAGACGGGTAAATCCTTTCCATCAACAAACATTAGGGTAAAACCTAATCAAACTCCAATTACAGAAGATGCGTCTACAATGGAAACCATCAAAGACACTCAGAAAAACATTACTGAGATTTATCAAGAACAATCTTATGATGAATTAACAAGTGCTCTAAATGAGTATTTAAATGGTTCGTCAGAAGAGGGTGAAGAATCTTCAGAATCAGAAAGTAATGAGAACACAAAGACCTTTGATGCAAAAGAAACCTCAGATGCATTTGATGACTTATTCAATAGCTAAATGAAAAACCGTGGGTGGTTATCTCACGACAATCACCCACACTTAATTGGAGAAAAATATGTCTACAAGAGACGAATTAGCTGGTGTCTTAGCCGACACCTTAAATAAACAGTTCAAGGATATGAAAGTTGCATATTTCTTGGATGGAACAGATACAACTCCCACAGATATAAAAGATTTTGTGTCAACAGGTTCTACAATGTTAGATTTAGCTATATCAAATAAACAAGACGGAGGTATAGCAGTCGGTAGAATCACAGAACTAAATGGACTTGAAAGTAGTGGTAAATCATTACTTGGAGCTCATATGCTGGCTGAAACACAAAAGAAGGGTGGAGTTGCTGTCTATATTGATACTGAGACTGCTGTAAGTACAGAGTTTCTTTCATCAATCGGTGTTGATGTAGAGAGTATGTTGTATCTACACTTAGAGACGGTAGAAGACATTTTCTCAGCTATTGAGGAAATCACATCAAAAGTTCGTGAAAGTGATAAGAATAGATTAGTTACTATCTTAGTCGATTCACTAGCGGCTGCTTCGACAAAAATAGAAATGGATGCCGAGTTTGATAAAGATGGTTACGCTACTTCAAAAGCTATCATCATATCTAAAGCTATGAGAAAGATTACTCAAATGATTGGAAGACAACGAATAGCTTTAGTGTTCACGAATCAACTCAGACAAAAACTTGGTGTAATGTTTGGAGACCCTTGGACAACAAGTGGAGGAAAAGCATTACCATTTCACGCTTCAACACGTATTAGATTGAAAAACACTGGTCAAATCAAAGACAAAAAGAACAACACTATCGGTATGAAGATGAGAGCTCAAGTCATCAAAAATAGACTTGGTCCTCCTATGAGACATGCTGATTTTGAACTTTACTTTGAAACTGGAATTGACGATGAGGGAAGTTGGTTAAAAGTTATGAAAGAACATAGACTTGTAAAACAAGCTGGAGCTTGGTACACTATGAACAATCATAAAGGTAAAGAACTCAAGTTTCAATCTAAAGATTGGAGTGAACAACTCGAAGATAAAGACTTCAGAACTCATTGTTACAACTTAATTGCTGATAAAGTCATTCTCAAATACGAAAAAAACTTTGGTATAGATGATGTGGTCGTAGAAGAGGAGTTAAGTGAGTAACAAAAGATATCTTTCTATACTTGATGAAATCAAGAAGAAAGGTGGTTCTTTAGACGGCGGTAATCCTGACGATAAAGTACTTGTAATAGATGGTCTAAATACTTTCATAAGAGTGTTTAGTGTTATACCAACTACTAACGATGATGGTATTCACGTTGGTGGAATAGTTGGTTTTCTAAGAAGTATAGGTTATGCCATTAATATGTTTAGACCCACTAGAGTCATCATAGTGTTTGATGGTAAAGGTGGGTCTACTCGCCGTAGGAAGATATATCCTGAGTATAAACAAAATAGAAAAACAAAATATCGTGTAAACAGAACTTATGATTTTGCTTCTCAAGAAGATGAGAAACAAAACATGATAATGCAATTACAACGTATAGTTGAATACTTAGATACATTACCCATAACGGTTCTTTCTTACGATAATATTGAGGCTGATGATACGATTGGTTATATCTGTAGACAAGTTTTAACCGAATCAAAAATTACTATAATGTCAACTGATAAGGATTTTCTACAACTAGCTAATGGACGTATTAAAATATGGAGTCCTACTAAAAAGAAAATGTATGATGAACAAGCTGTATTAGATGAGTTTGGTATATCATCTCATAATCTTATTTGGTACAGAGTTATTGACGGTGATAAATCTGATAACATAAAAGGTGTTAGAGGTTTAGGATTGAAGACTATACAAAAAAAATTACCGTTTTTGAAGGAGAGCCGTATAGTTACTATAGATGAAGTAATTACGGAATTGCCAGATTCAAAAGATGTTATAGAATTGAACTATAAATTGATGCAGTTATCAGAAGTTGATATATCAGGTTCAACGAAAACAAAAATACAAGACAAGGTAAGACAACCAATAAACAGATTAATAAAGTATCAGTTTCAGAAAATGTTTTTGGAAGATAAGTTATATTCTGCTTTACCTAATCTTAACAGTTGGTTACTTACTAATTTTAATCAACTAAATCATTACGCAGAGAAAACACATGAGTGAAACATTAACACAATTTGGGACATCATTTCAGTCTAAAATCATAGCTTCTTTACTGAGGGATATGAAATTCATGCAGACTATTAATGATATCTTAAGTCCTGAAATGTTTGATTCAGACTCTAATAAATGGTTAGTTAATTCAATTGGTGAGTATTACGAAGAATACAAAAAACAACCTACACTCGAGGTTATAAAGTATCAAGTAGATAAAATTGAAAACGAAGTGTTGAAAAGTGGTGTAGTTGACAAACTACGAGAAGTATGGAAGAACGTTGAGGCTACTGATTTAGAGTTTGTACAATCACAAACATTAGATTTCTGTAAAAATCAATCACTTAAAAGTGCTATACTTGAATCGGTTGACTTGTTAGATAACAAAGACTATGATGGTATAAAATCTATTATAGATGAGGCTATGAAGGCTGGTACTGAACGAGATATAGGACAAGATTATATCACATCACTCGACTTGAGACTTGAGGCTTCTGCTCGAGCTACAACACAAACTCCGTGGGACGTTATTAATGATATAATGGATGGAGGTCTAGGAGAAGGTGAGTTAGGTGTCATTGTAGCTCCTGCTGGTATCGGTAAGTCTTGGACTCTACAAGCTCTAGGAGCTGGAGCTCTCAAGACAGACAAGACGGTTGTACATTATACTCTTGAGTTGAATGAAAATTATGTAGGTTTAAGATATGATAGTATCTTTACAGGTGTAACAACAGCTAACATCAAGTATTATAAAGAAGATGTTAAGTCAAAGATAGAAAAACTTCCTGGAAAATTACTAATCAAATACTTTCCTACTAAAGCAGCTAGTGTTCAGACAATAGGTTCTCACTTGAAACAAATAGAATTAAGTGGTATCAAACCTGATGTAGTTCTTGTAGATTATGCTGACATTTTAATGCCTACAGGTAACTTTAGAGAGAAGAGACATGCTATAGGTAATATCTATGAAGACTTGAGAGGATTAGCTGGTGAACTAGAAGTTCCTATCTGGACTGCTTCTCAAGCTAATCGTTCAG